CACCGTTTTGGGCCGAATAAAATAGTCAGATCTGGACTCCCTGTTGGTTTAAGGTCCCAACAGACCGATGAGGCATCAGCCTCGACCAGCCTTCCTGGACCAGCGGGAACCCCTCCTGTCTTTGACAGTCGAGGTAGCCACCAGTCCCTGGGCCACTGCATTGAGACGTGCCTCACGGCGACGAATCTTTCCAGCGGACTCAGCCTTGGGCAATTCCAAGGAGGGAGGGGGGGTCGGGGAGGACTCCTGGGGATCATCATCTTCCCAAGAGGTGTCGTAGACGAACGGCACGGCCACAGGCGGAGAGACGAGGGGCTCTTCCGGAATGGGAGTCTCATTGATTGGAATGGAATCCACGGGCGGGGTATCCAGGAGAAGGGAATCGTAAGAAACGATCCTCCCCGGGAATACCGACATAGATGCTGGAGAAAGCATCTTACTTCGCCCATGGTTGCAGGCCTTCAGCATGGTCCGCAATTCCTCGTTGGAGAGACGACACGAAGGCAACAAGATGTGTGCCTCCGGACCCCAAAACCCCGCTGAAAGGGGAGTGAGCCGGACGGAAAGGTCGGGCTTAAAGGGGGTTTCTTCGAAGGGGAGTGGCCCGAAGCCTCCAACTCCTGTCCGAACCAACCGGTGGGATCCCAAAGTACCTAGGGAAGCCGTGGTTGTTTCCGAGGAGAGGAAAGCAATCGCCTTGTGTGGGCTTTCATCCACCCTACCCTGGTAACCCTGCGACGCCGCGTCTAGGAGGCGGGAAGCAAGGTGACGTTGGGCTTGGGTGAAGAAGGGTTCAACGCCAACAGGAACAGGGAAGCCGAGACCGCCGAGAAGGGGGTGGGCGAAGAGGTTCAAGGTGTGCGCTCCGAAGCGAGTCTGCCTTCGAAGTTCCTGCTTATGGTAGTGGAGGAAGAGATTGTGAGCACGCCCAGGGTCCATGGCCCCAACCACGGCCCACTCGTACCAACCGTTAAGGGGTACAAGGTCGTGGCGGCCTCGCTCATCAGTCGTCCTGGCAACGCCAAGCAGAAGACCCACGTTGATGTAACCGTGGGCCTCGAAAAGGTGGGTAGTCTGGAATACCCAAGGTGGTAGTTCCTCTAACTCACCCCAAGAGATCTTCGACGGTAGTCGGAAGAGACTTGGGTGACGAGGATCGGCCGACCAGGTGACCACGCGGCCCACATCCTTCGAAACGAGAGGAGGGACCACGGTGCACTCAAGAGCCAGGGAGTTCACGGTGAAGAACCGGGGATGAACAAAGTTCTTTCCCAGGGACAGCATGAACCCGATGGATTGGGTAGCACTCAGCCACCGAGCGTACTGGGCCTTGTCCGTGTTAAAAAGGATGTCGTCCCCGTTGATCAGGGCCGCCAAGAGTTTTAAGGAGACTTTCCCGTTGAGAACTCTCAGTCTCAATTTCTCGGGCAAACTTTGAACGTAAGTGAATAGGTTCAAGATGCAGAGAAACGGAAACGAGAGCTTCGAACCCATCAGCTGTCCATTGGCTTGTTGGACGGGGGGATGGTTCGCCTCAGGGGGGTAGACCAAGACTTGCTCGTGAAGCACAGCGTTGAAGTGTGGGATGAGAACCATGTCCGCGGGCTCAAGGTGAGCGATCGCCTCTTCGAGAGCCATTTTGGTGGCCTCGAGGTAGAGGAGATCTGTGGCGGACTTGTAGTCACCAGACAACTTCTCGGCATCCGGTCGAAGTCCAAGGAGTTTTTCCTCGCGGGCCTGAAGATCATAGACATTGTCAAGAGAGAACGTCTTTTTCGTCAGGTCGAAGCAGGGGAATTTCCCGAGGTGAGACCAGAGTGCTTGCTGGAACGGGCCGGACAGGTGGGTCGAAAGAGTCTGCATCTTGGTGATGATGCGGATCTTCAACGGTTCCTGAAGGGCAACAACCTTGGAGAAAGGGCGATCTCTCCAGGCTAGGGGGATTTGGGAAAGGACACGTTTTGGGAGAGTGTCGTAACCGAAATCAATTGGGTGAATGGCAATCTGCCGCCATTCGTCACGGGAGGGCGGAAGGAGACCTCGTTCCTCCACGATGCCAGCATCAGTTGGTACCATACGGACCAACGAGTCTCTAGAAACATCGAGGATTTGTGAGATCGCCTCCTGCACTCCGGCCCGAGCGCCTCCTTCAGATCGAACAGTGGTGTTCGAAGCTGAGGTGGAAGCCTCGGATGTTTGCAGTTTCCCAAGGAGATCCTTTGGGTGGAAGTTGCGGAAGAACACGGCCAGAAACTTCTTCAAATCCGCCTTGACCTCGGGTTCGAGGGGTGGGGCAGGAGTGGAGAGGATCTGTGCGTGACTTCGGTACGCAGATTCCACGAAGGAATGGGGAACAGGGGCAAACGCCCTCTTCGACTGGGCGACTGAGAAGCAGGCTCGAAAGAGCTGCGGAGCAGAGGCGGAGTCTGTGGAGTGGCGGATACGTTTCCAAAACTCACGGAGAGTCCCTCGGAAAAGAGGGTCTCCTGGGGAGAGGTTATAACGGGTCCACGACTCTGGGACGGCGGGCAACGGGTTGTCCAAGAAAGCTGCCAGAGGGAAGTCTTTCCAGTACTTGACGTTGGGAACGTAGTCTTTCAGCTGCCAGAGGGACATGATGTCCATGGCAGCGAATACATCGCTCGCTGGGGCCAGACCAAGGTAATCCTTGGTCGGGCAGAGACGCCCGCCGGCGTCAAGGAGGGTAACCAAAACGGCGCGGAGGCCCGAGAGAATCTGGTAATTCATCTCGGACACGCCAATCGGTGGGCCCTCAAGGCGAATCCTTCGCGGAAGGGGGCGATCGAAATCAACCCGGGTGACAGCGTCATCGGTGGAATATGGGATTCCAGGGATGACCCGAGGGGGGGGCACGAAGGCGCCCCGCTCGCTCAAGAAGTCCTCTCCGAAGAGAGAGGCAACGACTTCAGGGTCGGTATTAAAAGCCGCTTTAGCTTGATGGAGGGCTGCACGGTATTCCTTAGAGGAGAGTCGCTTAGGTGCGCGAATCCAAAGGTTACCATGGAGCTGAGAGTCAAATAAGACGTCTTGAAGTAGAACTTTGAGGGGCGTTGAAGGTGGGAGGTGTTCGGATAATTCCAACTCGAGAGAGTTGTTGGTCCGATAATAACACACCCATTGCTTCACAACCTCAACCTCCTGAGTTGTTTCCCTGGTGTGGGGATCAACTTTGAGGAAAGTTGTTTCGTTCCGAACAAGGAAAGTTCGGGACAAAATCTCATCAGTGTGTTGTAAGAATTGAAAGACGTTCATTTTTTATGATGCTCTAGTTTGCTTGTAGCGGGGTCGTAAGATCCAGTTGC